AAAAAAAAACAAAAACTATAGACCAGCAACTTAATGACCACCCTTCCAGCCCAACCTTTTTATTTTTCTTCTCTTTTCTTCATAGGATGACTACAGCTCCCCGTTCTCCGTCTTCCTTTGTTTTAAAACGGTAGGAAATACTGCAAAGGACATATGATAACGTAATAACTGAAGAACCAAACAACAAGGTTATCATATCAAATCCGTGATCAAACAAGGTCTTCCAGATAGTCTGTTGTATGCCATTTAACGTATCGGGGCGAAAACTCCATATGTGCAAGGAATCAATTTCTGTATAATCTATCAGAAACACCTCAATTTGTCTGCATTATGCCATAGTTGAGAATTATATATCAATATCGAGCAATTCATCTTCTCGTGATGCGTTTGTATCAACTTGCATAAGTCCGGCATTTGCAAGCGCGTGCAGGATAGTTCGAATGGGCGGACCACTGCTTATCAGTGCATCCAGATCCGAACCAAACAAGCCTCGTGCTTGGTACACAAAGCTCGATCGCCGACAAAGAGCTGAGATGATGGGAATGAGAGTTCGGAGATTTGCGACATCGGGTGACTGCGAGAATGTCATGAATCGAACAAATTCACGTTCAAGGAGCTGTTCAGCTTCATTTGCCATGTGCAAATGACGACAGGTGATTCCGAGAGGGTTGACCACATTCAAAATTGGAAAGTTAAGCAGATGATGCTTCTGACACCACTGGATACACTCTCGTGGTGTACAATGGGCGGTCTCGCATACTAGGTCACGAACTAGTGACTGACTTTCTTGTACAGCAAATTTAGGTGACTTCTCTTTCACCCCGTAACGAGCCACAAGAAATCCCTCAAACGTGGACGAGGGGCTTTGAACAAACGTCACCTGACTGGCGTATTGCGACATAGTGGCGATGAATTTCGCGACTGAGGTGGGTTCAATTGCATGTAACCGTAACATACATAGAATAGTCGGGAATGTACTCATGACATTTCCAAATGCATGCACCATGGCATAATGCTCTTCAGCCGTAACTAGTTTTGCATTAGAAATGACAATATCAGGAATGAGATCACGGTTTGCTATGTATGCTTCGGCCCAGATATTCTTGGTGACGTCACGCAAGTTGATGTCCATGTAGTCCGATCTGACGCGGTTATGGATGCCCAACAAAGAACCCGGAGCTTGTTCACGCGATGGTCCTAAAAATAATGTACTATAGAAAATTGTCAATTTACGTTTAATACAAGCTATCATATGTGATAAAGTTCCAATACCATCACCAAGACAGGCTATACGGGTGGTGTGTGACATTCGAAGGTTTAGCGCTGTAAATGCATATAGAACCCGAGAGGCTGATGATGAAGGTGATGTCCATAAATGTCGGAGGGCCGGATCCATAGTTGGTGATTTCCATGTCAAAGATGTGTCCTCTTCCTCTCTTAATGATGCGCGGATTTTAAGACTCAAATGGAAGAGTGACAATGTGGTCCACTCCTGTCGCGTCGATATAGGAATATACAACGCCGGAAGTGAGTAACATGACTTTGATGAGCGTGCTCGATCACTCAAGTATGTGGGGTGTGTTCGATAGACATACAGTAGACTGGCCACTACAGACGTCTTAATTCCAAGTCTAGGTAGCCAAGATTTCACATTGCATACAAGAAATCCGTTCATCGTAAATTCTTTGTATGAGGCCTTGAGCGACGCGTGGTCCAATTTGCCCACCCTATAAGCAGAAATGTCCACTGAGCTTGAGAATAGCGCTCTCACAACAACTATAAATGCGTGGTAACTTATATCACCGGGTAACCACATGCTGCGGTATTGCGTCCAGTAATTTCGTGGCGCATATTTGTACCAAATAACCTGATAAATAGGAGGTAAGCCTGAGTTCAAGACTCGAGGCGTTCCGACCAAGTACGGCGAGAGTTCAGCTGCCATACAGCCCTCATTAAGAATTCTACAGAGGTGAATAAGAGCCGATGTTCCTGGCAAGTGGATTAGCTCAGTCGTCGGCAAAATCTGATGTACTCTACCTCGATCGCAAATGATATTCGAATAGTTCAGTATTGTTAATACTGTAACCAATCTTTCTGGTGGAATCCTTCTCAAGATATTTAGCGATAATTCTTTTGGAACCGTAATTCCTTGAAGATTTGCTAAGTCGCGCCAAGTTGGACCTGATGTTTTCCCAACAAGCGAGAGAGACTCGATCGTACTTGCCAACTCACCCCAATAACTCAAAGTTAGTCCAACAGCACTTTCCTCTGGGGTTGGAACTTGAGATGAATACACCCCGTGAATCCCGACACGGGTGAATGCTTCTTCTAGAGAATGATTGAGCTGCCGGCGTCCTTCTGGTGGAAGTAGTGAGCCTCTAAGGCATAAGTATCCAGGTACCTCCTTAGCTGTAATTCTCAATTTTTCAATTGGTACAAAACATTCACAGGGGTGTAAGAGAAGCACCCAGGTAGAGTCGAGATGTGGGATCCTTCTTCCAACTTGCAACTCAAGCAGTAGCTGATAGGCTGCATAGAGGATTTCTTCCAAGAAGTTGACCGCGTACCGTTGGCCGGTTTGAAATGCAATTGCCTGCCTGGTATCGTACGTCATGATCGACAAAAGAGATGTGAAGCTATTTGGTGCAATTGTTGGATTAAAGCCCCGACCGCGCAAATGATGTTCAATTGTCCCATGAGCTCGTTCTCCACTAAGCAGTTGGAGTCGTGAAGCCTTCACGTCTGTGTATGACTGGAGCAGTGTGTCAACAAGTTTGCCGATAGATCCATCTTCATCAACAAGGCGTGACCACGACTGAGCGAGCGATAAATTCAGTATATTGTCAAGCAACAAATTCTTTCCTCGGAGGAATTGCAGATGAGATCGTGTCGCGGAGGACGTTGTATGTCCAAGAAACGGTTCATGGACCCCACTCACAAGGTGATCAGAAATATTTCCGATCCGGTCAGTCGGACGATCTATCCGAATCCTCATATACGTCGAGTTCGGCAAGACAGTGCCATCTTCTCGCAACCGGAAGAGATGTCCCATAGGAGGTGTGGTAATAGTGGTTATCTTTCTCCTCCAGTGATAGTTCCGTACGCGTTGAGCTATTATTGTCGGACACTCTGTATCAAAAGCAGGACAGCCTGATCCCAATTCTCCCATAATCAATGATCTTCTCCATCGATTTAAAGATATGTCCGCACGAATACAACGTCGACATAGTACCGGGGTTGACAAATGAAATGATTTTGTGTGCAATAAGAAGGAAATAGCTGTTCTCGAGGTCTCAAAACATGATACTATTGAATCTCTAGCAGCGAATCCCGATGAGTTGTAGATTGTCGAGAGTAAACGTGCAGGCCATGATGTATTGTGTATGAGAGATTTAACCAAAACTTCTTCTCCAAGATCGTTTTGCGTCGACAAAATTTGAGCAATTTCCTCGTTGACCGCAACTCTAGTTAATCTTCCATTGAGCTCAGCTCTCAGAATACTTAGAGGTCCCTGCGGTTTACTCAATGACAATGACCTTGGATCGGATAATAGCGTGATCAGCGAAGCCTCAGGGTCACGTGGTTGTCGCAAAACCAAGGCGAGTATTGTTGAGATATCTGGAGCCCTCGATTTAAGAGACTCAACAAGCCGCGCAAATTGTGGCAAGTGGTCAGCTTCAGAACGCAAAAACATTGTTTCCAGGTAGATGATGGGGAAACCACCTAAGATGTTTGGTATCAGCATTAAAGCAACTAGAGAACGATCAGGTAGGCTCGAATATGTACATCGTCGATTGCGATAACCGATACTCCAGCGAGAAGTTAACAGATGATGATATGACCAGATAAGTGCGCAATAGTACGGTCCAATTGTCAAATATCCCTGTTCTGCTGTGGCATGAGCATTTGAGAATGCACAACCGATATAATTGTCCAGCAGCGGGAAAAACGAGTCACTCGCTCCGCTCATTTTCGCAATCTTGCGGAGATGAGACGGCATTTGAATTCCACGCACTCGATATTGGTGACAAAAGATGAACGCTGAATGCGAACATGTGGTCTCGTCAGGTTTGATGTCGTGACCATAAAGACGTATCTTTATGGCTAACTGCTGCGACAGGTTCATTGCAAATTGCGCAGGCCCTCCTGCTTTGACTAATTCTGTTTTTGGAATAGATAATTTCACAACGAAATTATCACCCATATCCATGAAGTAGTACTGGTAGGGTAATTTTGAAAAGATTGCGTGCATTTGAGAAAGATATACAATTACCCATGTATCTTGGTTGAGTCCCTCAATTCCTCCCAATTGTCCATTCCACCCCACAACCTCGTTGCCGAGCCGACTCACTACAAGAGATTGTTCATATAGCTGTTGCGTCTTTCGGAAGACTGTGGTGCCATGCAGCTGATCAAGCACTGTACCTATCGGACCGACGGTTTCCTGTCTAAAGCCGTTGTTCCAACCTGAGATATCAGCAACTAAATGGACAAAGTCGTATTCAGGTGATGGGGTTTTCAATGTTGTCAACACATGCAGACGTCTTTTTAATTCCAATTCCCCACTTGTCATCGCTTGATCCCTTGGAAAGACATCCGACAAAAAGTGAGCAGCAGTAATCTCTTGCAGCATACTATACAGTCGATAGTTGAAGGTCTTCTCTCCGAAAAGACGTGCCTTCACTTTGAGTTCTCCTTCCTTTGGCACAACCTTTATGATAAGGTAAGAAAGAACATCTGTTAGGTCGTTCGACGGAATTGAAACGATTTTATCGAGGAACTCGCGAAATTCATCACCCAAATTCCTTGTTAAGAGGACATAGAGAACAAGTGCAGTTCTCTCGTATCTTTCTTGTGGAGAAAGAGCTTCTTTCTGCTCATATAAAACCCTCAATCCCTGGTGAAGGTAGGATGACAATGTGTCATCGCGGTCAAGCGAGATCATTCGATCCCGGATATAGGGCAACAGAGAGGTAAGCGGTTGCATCTCTCTCGTTGCAGCAAAATTTACACTATCCCAGTCTGAGTCATCAAGAACGATATTCACTCTAGCAGCTCTAGGTCCGTCTGGAACAGCGTCAATGGCAATTAACTGCTGAATACGGGTAGAAGCACCTGGAATTAGAGGAGGCCACACTCTATGTTTCATGATAAAGTTAACGCAATATTGATATTTCAGGGCTCGAACTGATGCCTTTACAGCATTATAATCGGTCGAACGTTCGTTATTTACTCTCTCTTTAAGTTGCGAGAGGCCGCCAAGAAAGTCGACCGTTGGATGTCCCGAACACTTTCCTAAACTGGATGCCTCAATCAAACCTGCTGCACTCATTCGGTGCAGAATTGAGGCACATCGATCCACGAACTCCGATATTAGCGCATTGCCACGAATGTCACGTAGCAGTTGCTTGAGCATCAAATTGTTGACTGGACCGTCTACGTCCGGGGTCATCAAGAAATATGCCTGACAGAGTCCATCAAAAATCCGTGCACACTCGAAGAACTCTTGATCATACTTTGTATGAGAGAACTGCAACTCACTGATAAGGGCGTCAAGTGCTTCGACATCAGAAGGTCGAAGATATGTCTCTGACATCCACGGGAGTATCATTGCATATGATGCAAGAGAATCAATCTTGGAGGCATAGCATAACAAATGTGCATGGCTACAGAGATACAAGCAGTTGTCATAGTCGACTAATACGGCTGCAGCAGTAAAGTACAGCGTGAGTGGCGGGTAAGTCAGGGTATATTTACCAAATTTTTGCACAACCTCTTTGACCCTTTCAGGATTATTCCTGAGTTTGATTCGGGCTTGCGCGGGGAAAGAGATCTCGATTGCGCGTCGGAAGTGACGAGCAACCGCAAGCAGCGAATGCAATCTTCCATTGTCCAAGAACGTATCTAAGATTCTATTGCTTTTTACCCTGATTGTGTTGCCCCTTGAGAGCTGATGAATTTGCAACTTTAGATTTTCATTGGCCAGTTCGATAATTCTGCGAGAATGAGGACCTCGAGGAGAAGGATACCGGTTCGTCCACAGGTCGTACAGTAATTTCGGTCCCCATAGATCAGACACAATAGGGTTTCTCAAGAGCAGGTTCGGTACGATTTCCTCGGCGACTGGATCATCACGGAATTCAGAATCTCTCCATTGTTCGAGGACTCTCTTGCTCTCCTCAAGATTCAAAGCTCGGCCTAACGTTCGGGACTGACCAAGTGACCACGGAGAGAAAATTGATGAAAACTGAACGCTGAACATGAAAGTTTTTATAATAGTTGTAGGTATACAACCGCGGTGGTTATTACCAACAATCGAGTTCAACTACTTTCGAGTCTTACGACTCTTCGGTGCAATTGGCTGGTCATCTGCAGGTGAATGCGGACTACGACGTCTTGAAGGACCAGCAGCCTCAGACCCTTCATCCCCTTCTTCCTCAATTGTCTCAACGGCGCTAGGGGCAGGAGCTCCGCGTTTCGCACTCGGTTTTGCAGCTGGGGGTATGAGTGGTTCTGGAATACCTCGCACAAGACTGGCCTCAAGTTTCACGATATGATCCGTTGATCCATTAACAACATGAATCCAATCACCCAAATCTGTTGGAAGAGTCACGTCCATGATATGTGCACGCAACTTTTCTATCAGTTCCATGACATTTGGAGGAAATTGCACATTGCGCAACCCCCCCGCGTATTGAGCCATTGACGGAATATTCAATGCTCGGAATGCAATGGCTGAAAGATGGATATAAGTCTTTGAGCCACAATCTTGAGGTATTCCCAGGTAAAACCCGTAGGTATAGTTGTGATCTGCCTTCTTAAGCCATACGAGTGTACGAATTAGCGCCTTGAGTTCAAACTGATAAGCGGCTGCAAGTCGCGCAAAATCTTCCTTTGCCTCGTCTGATGTTAAATGATGCACGAGCTGGACGATAAGTCCTAAACCTGTAAAACCTCGTGCTACGAGTCTGTCTCCTGCAAGCTTACACTCGATTACATCACTTGCTAGCATTGAATCACGGACGGATTCAACTGCGCGCATTGTGTCCGAATCAGATGTCTCATTCTTCCAAAGGACGTATCCATTTGATAGAGCGGGTGCCGACACGATTATTTCACTCTTGACATTTAGGGGAGACTTATCCGGGTTGCTAGCTAGTCGAAGAGATTTGAGCGCAACTAAGAGTACGGCTCCAGGAGCATCTCGAGTGGCAGTCTCGGAGGCGGGTGAATCAGGAGCTCCTTGTTCCTCATCAAACAGATATTTTATCATGCGAGCGGTCAATACATGATGAACTCGGACCTCCTCTACGGCTCCCTTAGTGACTACGCGAAGACAAAGCTGGGCCTTGTTGATATCTGGTTGAAAGAGTTCATCCTTTTTGTAGTCAATCTGATGTCGTCCGTATGTGCCCAAAATCACTCCTCGACGAACGAACGTGGGCATGGGCATTGCATCTAGCTCTCTTAACTGCTCCATGATCTCTGACTCCGCGCTGTGAGCCATCGAATCAAACGAAAGAGTTTTAAAGAAGTTAGACTGATTGGTGGTCGAAACCGGGGTTGTTTGTGCTCAAAAACCCAAAGCAGGTGCCGTTCCACCCTTGCCAATTAATTTCCGGAGATTCGCCAAGTTTATCGACGGAGGACCGGGCGGTAAAACATCGGGTTTTGGAGAAGTGATAGCTTGATCTGGAAGATTGGACTCGGTGGACTGTGAATTAGGCTCCGGCAGATGATTATCGGGGGTTACGCCTGGAGTTTTTGACGACGACATAATCTCTAAAGACGGGGAGTAGGAGCTGGGAAATTAATTAGTTCATCCGTAGGAAGTTCAGATTTAGACCGGAGTTGGGAGAACGGGTTAAGGAGAAAGGGAAGCGACAACAGCGAACTCAGAAATAAAAAAGAATTAAGTGAAACCCTAAGGCTAGAAGGGTGGGTTGGGATTGCTGGGCTAGATTTGTTTGTTTTTTT